TTAGCGTGAAATTTTCGCAATAAATGAAAAAAATTGAAAATTCCAATATTTTTCGTTTTTTGCAAATTTTTCGTTTTTTTCGCAAAAATGTGTAGAAATTGTAAATTCCAATTAATTTATCATTTCCAAATATTAATTGGAGCGGTGCAAAAAATTGTAAATTCCTAAATTCCAATTAATCTGTCATTTTGCGTTAATTACACAAAAAATGAGAAAAATTGTAACTTACTAATTTCCTAAATTCCAATTAATCTGTCATATTGTGTAATTTGCTAACTTAAGTTATAAAATTGTAAACTTGTAACTTACAAATATTTGTACATTTTCAGATAAAAACTTTGGAGCTATTATATTTGTAAATTCCTAACTTACAACTAATTTGTTGTTTTGCGAATATATTAGTTATTAACTAAGAAATTAATAGTTAGGGGCTAGTCAACTCCTAATTGCAAATTACAAGTTACTAAACATATTCAGAATTTATTTAAATTATAAATTAGTGGGCACTCAACTCACAGTTTAAAACTAATAGTTACTAAACATATTAGTAATTAGCCTTTTTGTTTTGCACCGATTGTTTTCGCTAGTTTTTTTCGTGTTGCGGTGTTGAAATTGGAAGTTTAGAAAGAAAAGCTTATTAACCCCAAGAAAGCAATTGTTATGAGTAGTGGGCACTATCTTTCTTTTTATTATTATACTATTAGACATGTTATTACAAACTAATAATATAATATAATAATTTGCTAACTAGTAGTTATATAGTTAGATAGTTATCATATATACTAACTAGTTAGTTAGTAGTTATTAATTTAATAGTTAGAATTGGACCCAAAATAGATTGTTTTTCGCAATTTCACCGTTACAAGACAATTTTGAGTTTGCATTTTGAAATTATTCCAACAACGTTCAGATTTGCATTTTCAAATTTGCACTCGTTTGGCCTTATTTTCAAACATTGAAAATCTGAACTTGGCCTCATTTACAAAACAATTTAGTTCAGGTCCAGATGAAGAAATTAGTGATTTTGGAAGGTCCTTTTGAAGAAAACAGTTTTTCTTAGGAGCAATGGAAGAAATTGGAGGAACAAATTTTGCACGTTCTCTATAAAGAGAGATGATGATAAGGTATAAAAAGGTAAAGAGGTAAAAAGATAGAGAAAGATTTAATAAGGAGTGAAGACAAGATAGATATGAGGAAAAATGGTCTACATATTGATCACGCAAGATGGAAAGTCGAGAAAGTTCCTAACCGATTCTAAGTTAGAGATATATCTAAAGAGACATGAAGGTGTTTTTTATGTTTTTCAGCCGGGCATTAAATTTGCAGGCGTTTCAGTTATAGTTTCTAAGGATGGTGAGATAGAAAAATTAGCAGATCAAACTATTCATGTGCCGAAATAATTTAGTCTATTTTTTATTTTGTATTCTATTTTTAGGCTAGATTATCGATAATTTTTCTCATTTCTGTTTTATTTTTTTAGCTTATATTTTTATGCTTATTTTTTCTCATGTTAGAGTTAAGATTACTAAACGTGATAAAATTACAAATCTAAAGATAAAGGAAGTTTTAAATTTGTCATAAAGGATAAACCGATTTAGTGAGAAGAAAAAATGAGTCAAAATAAAGTTTTAAGTGAAGTAATTAATGATTTGGAAACTTTAAAAGAACAGATTGATAAAATTAAGGCAAGATTAACAACTACAAATCATGATGATGACATAAAAGATGTTTTTGACAAATTAAGAAAAATTGCACATGATCATTTAATTAACGCAGTAATTTTTAGTTCAGACGGTGAAACAAAATATATAACTGCATTTGCTGAAAGTAATGGATATAAATGTCTTCTTGTTTTAAATAATAAAGCATATTATTTTTATGATTATTCAATTATCAAAAATGTTTTAAAAATAAGATATTTTACACAATACGATATTTCGGAGGATATTACCAATATTTTGAAAAAGTTACCAGAATCAAATATTGATTATGCTGAGCCGATATTTTTCAAATTATACTATATCTTGAAAAAAGGCTATTCAATAGATTTTATTAAGGGCTAATATTATTTTTTTCTTTTTTATAAATCAAATGAGGAAGATATTTTTAAATTTATCATATAGCATACTTATTACTTCAAAATTAAGGTAAATTTCTAAGTAAGGGATTAGACGATAAAAATAACGAAAGATAGAGATCTAAAAAGATAGAGAAAGATTTAATAAGGGGGAGTTACATATGTTATGTTGGTGAAAAGGAAATGAGTTATCCCAAAAAGGAAGAAATGAATCAAGAAGAAGAAAAGTTAAGTCAGTTGGATATAGGTCAATTGACAACTGAACAGCTTGGTGAACTAGTTAAGAGGGCGATTGATGAAGGCAAAGATGAGGCAAAGTTCATACTAGTCCTAAGCGAGTGGATGAGACCAGGGCCTTCATTTACAGACAAAGCAGAATTTACAATTCTTTATGGTGAAGTTGAGACTGTATTATTGCATCATTATTACAATTATCCGACGACAGATGATTATACGTATGCATTAATTCCAAAAACAAGGACGGTTGTAGTATTATTTAAATGGAAAAATGATTATAAAGGCAAATTGGAGAAACAGGCTATTCTTTATATTTTTACATATCATAAAGGATGGGTATCAATAGATCTATACTAAGATATTTCATTTTTTTATCTTTTTCAGTTCTTTTTATTAAGCTTAATTTTCTAATTTTATGCTGTATTTTTTTAAAAACTAAGATAATATTTGTATGTTTAGATTTAAAGAAACGAAAGATAGAGATCTAAAAAGATAGAGAAAGATTTATTAAGGGGGAGTTACATAGTATGTATTGGTGAAAAGGAAATGAGTTATCCCAAAAAGGAAGAAATAAATCAAGAGGAAACCCATGAAGAGCAAGATATAATTAAGTCAAAACAGGAAGAATTAAGTGACGAAGAATTAAAGGAGCTGATTAAAAGAACATTGGAAAAAGGAGATTTTGAAGCAGAGTTTATATTGGTTTTGAGTGAATGGAATAGACCTGGAGGAAGTTTTACCGACTTCGGAAAAATTCGACTGCTTTATGGAAAAATTGAAATGTTTGAGTTGGATAGTTATTATGACTATCCAACAACAAATCAAACTGTGTATGCTATCATTCCAAAAAGCAAACTGGTTATATTACTACATGAAAGCGGAGACGATTACCAGGGAAAAATGCAAAGATACGAAAAACTATACGTCTTCACATATTCACATGGCTGGAAATCACTTTCTCTAGATTAGTTCAATTATTTTTTTAATTTATTTTCTTTTTGTTAAGTTAAGTTTTTTATTTTTTTATTTTTTGCATTCCTAATTATATGTCTTTTATTTTTATCTATAATTTTACTCATGTTACAGTTAAGATTACTAAATAATAGGAAAATTTGAATCTAAAGATAAAGGAAGTTTTAAAATATTTTTTGGGATCTGAAAAAAATTATTTATAAAAAAATAGAATGAATTTTATATTTAGAAATAAATTGAAAATAGATATTGTTTATTTTCTGCAAGATATATATCAATTCTGTCATCATATTCGTTAGTTTCCATTTCTTCCACATCTTCAATTTTTGTTTTTCCGTATTTTAGCCTTAATATCACTTCAGTTTTTCTATCATTAGGTAAGAACGATATTTCGAATTTAAATAATTTTTTCTTCAATAATAGAAATCCATTTATTTCTATTTTTTGACGATTTATTGTTATGATTTCTGGCATTTCCGACATTTCGAAAAAGAACATTAATAGTTCTATAATTTGCTTTCGATTTAATTTTTTTGAAATTATACTTATGTTTTGTTCCCAATTTTCAAATTCTTCTAAGCCCATTTTTATCGTATGTATGTTTTATAGACTTATGTATATAAAGTTTTCTGTGAATTTTTAGAGTTTGATAGGATGTTTATTGAGAGATAAAAAGATAAAAGTTTAGAGAAAACTTTATTAAGGGCCGAGTACATATGCTATAACAGTGATGTGTAATGAAAGAGATAAAAGTAAGAGATAGGGAACAAAAATTGAAGATAGAACAAAAAGATAGCGGGGAATATTACTATTGTCCAAAATGTGGACAATTGTTAGTTATATTATATAAAAACAATGAATGGGGAATGATGAGTTCTTGTAAAGATTTCCAATGGGAGGAAATGACAATTAGTTGTTTTGTTGGGATCGGAGACGAATGTGACCCACAGGAAATAAAGCGATTAAGGTATCAAAGTCTAATACAAATTTTTGACGATTTGTTTGTCAATTTACTTATACCGAAGCAAAGTTAATTTTTTTATTTTTTTGTTTTTTACGTTCATAATTCTATGTTTTTTATTTTTATGTCAAATTTTTCTCATTTCTGTTTTAATATTTCAGAATCAAGAAAATTGAAATACTATAAAATGTATATGTAAAAAAATAGAGAGAACTTTATATATGAGTTTTGTCATATGTTATATCAGTGATGGAAATGGATAGGAAGAAACGAATAGGAAAAAAGGAAAAGGAAGTTTTAGATTTTTTAATACGGAATAATGGTACTGTGTGGAAATCCGATATTCTTGAAAGGTTTGTGTATGCAAGTCGTTATACTAGTATAATAGAAAAACGGCTTTATAGAATGCAGGAAAAAGGTTTGATATTCATTAACAAAGAGATAAACCCAAAGACAGGTCGAGAAAAACAAAGGGTTTATTTAAAGCAATAATTTTTTTAAATTTTTCTTTTTTTAAGTTAAATCATAAATTATTTCTTCTATCTCATCTTCTATATCTTTTATCATTTCTATTATTCTTTTCTCAAATTCGTATTTCTCATAATTCTCATCAATATCATTATTTATTCTAATTATTTCTTTTAATTCTTTTTTAGCATTTTCTAAATCTTTTATTGTATCTTTTAAACTTTGTATTACCTTCTCATAGTTTGACATGTTATATATCCCTCTTTTTTAATTGCTCATTATGACATTTTAAAATCTTTTTTATATTTCTTTTTTTGACAGAAAGCTTTAAATACATAACATGTAAAGTAAATAATAGGCGTAGCGCCTAAGGTGAAGGGGAATCTGGCGTAGCGCCACATTCCCCGGATTATTTCTGGAAAAAATTCTATATTTTTATTCTCTTTAGCTTTTTTAAAAACTTAAAAAAATAAATTATTTCTTTCCTTTCCATAAAATTTCCAAACCTTGATTTTTATCCCAAGTTAGTCTTACATTTTTTAATTCTATTCTATCATGATTATTCAAATCTCCAGCAGTAATTTCTATATCTAAGCTTGATTTAAGAATATGTAAAAATTTATAATCGGGATTGTTTATCAAAAAATTCATTTCTACAAGACTTTCAAAGTCTGCAAAGGACAAATCAACTAATGTTAAATTGAAAATATGTATATCATATAATCCATTCTCATATTTCCAATATTTAAAATCTAAACCGTTTTTCTTTAGAAAATCTAAAAGGTCTTTTCCTTCTTTTACTTTCAAAATAAACCACCGAATTTATTTCTAGCATTATTAATACATTTTGCTATATCATTTCTAGGAACGCCTTCTATACACCTTTTTGAAACGAAATTAGCACTTGAGGAATTTATTACACTTTCTATTGTTACAGGCTCAAAATTTACAAAGTTCTCATGTATCACGCAATTTGGCCCCGCATATTTAAATAGGATAGGATGGACTTTTTTGACTTCTTCCAACATTGCCCATGCTATCTTTCTGATCTCCCACTGTGATCTACTGCACAGCCTTAAGCTGAAGAAGTTATACAATTCTCTTGCGTTCATGGTCACTACTATGTTAGTGTTTACGCCATTTGGTAAAACATATCTTGCATCTTCTTCAGGAACGCCATTTTCCAAAAGAGAATAGTAATAATTATAAATTTGCTTATATGCAGTTTCAATAATACCTTTGGCCCTTTTTTCTACTGATTGTGGAACTACTGGTTTGAAAAATTCATCAATTGGTTTAGCAAATCTGTGGCTCATCTGTGTATAAGAGGCTATCCTGTGCCTGACCAACTGATGAGATGCCACTCTAGATATGTCCTCTATAGAGAAAGTATAAACTGAATGTTCCAAGACTGACCAATATCCGTGAAGTATGGCGTCTTTTATCCATGTTTCTATCTCTTCTTTTGTCATGTCTTTTTCATGATGTTCCCATCCTTTCCTACTCCTAGACATCTTAGATGCTATGGCCACAATTTTCTCCCCATCTTGTGAAAAAGAAACTAATTGAACTTTCATTTATATCATCTTTTTCTATTTTAATCTCATTATTTTTTCTATTCTGGCTTTTGGATTTGTTTCTTTTTCTAATTCCTCTTGTAAGAACTTTTGTAATGCTAACCGTATTACTTCACTTCTATACATCCTATGATTTATAGCGTAAGTGTCCATTTTTATTATTAAATCTTCATCAGCTTTGAATACAATTACTCTAAGTCCCATTTAAATTACCCCCGTTACTTTTTTTGTTACGTGAGTTTTTCCTACCGTTACACCGATTGTGAACATTCCTTCAGATTTTAACTTATATATTCTTATTTCGAAATAAAATGGTTTATTTTGCATAACTAAATATCCATTTATACTCATTTCCTTTTTCGCATAAAATAGAATTTCAAACTTTCCTGAAAAAAATATTGCACCGTCTAAAATATTATAAATATCTTCTTCTTCTAGTCTTTCAACTATCTTTTTCACTTCCTCTAATGTTGTGGAACTCATGTTCCCTCAACATAATGACGTAATATGACGTTTAAAAACATTTATATTTTTAGACTTTTAGTTTAGAACAGAGATCCATAGCATTTTCCCTTAAACTCACAGTTCTTACAGAAATAGGAATTAACAGGCGGTATATTTTTATGATCTTCCATCTTTATATACTCTTTGAATTTCTTAATCCATTCTATCGCTTTTTGTATATATTCATCTATCAATTTTTTATCTATTAAGAATTGTTTAACTTCTCTATTTAGCCTATTCAAATATATAATATAGATATTGTCAATTTTATAATTCTGTTGTTGTAAAAGATAGTAATATATAGCGACTTGGTAAAGATGATATTCTTTTATTTGGAAATAATTAGTTGAAATAGTTTTTAACTCTATAAGATCATTATTACAAATTAGATCTATTCTCCCAGATATTTTCATTCCTTCAATTTCGCCATTTATTTCAATTTCAGTCTTACAATTTAACTTTTCTTCAAAATAGTGCTCAACTTTTTCATGATATTGTTCACCTAGGTCAAGACTAATTTCATTTACTGCTTTCTCAAATTCAAATTTTCTACTGAAATAGCTTTTTCTAAAGCAAATTCCAATTTCGCTAGGAAATATTGTATCTTCTGGATATTTCATTTTGAAACTTTGTTTTACAAATTCTTCATAATTCATAGTTATTCACCGCCAAAATTGCTAAATCTCATAAAATTAATTATTTGGTTACATATTTCATCATTAGTTTTTTGACCTATTTGAAGATCAATATCAAAGGCCTGAAGAATCAGTTGTATATCGATACTTTGTTCTTGTCTTCTGGACTGAAGAGTATCACAGATTACATAATTTGTTGTTTTATTAATCTTATCTTGAATGATTTCTACTAAGGCCTTCAAAATTGAAGGATATAAAACTCTTCCATTTATTACTCTTTCATAAGTTTTTTTCACTGCTAATTGTATAATATGAATTCTGTCTAGTATAGCAGAAGTAAATATTTCATAATTGGCTAAATAGTCCTCAAGGTCAGGAGTTTTTAGCCGATCTATTGTCATAGAATATGGATTTCCTGCGTAAATAATTGGAATACATTTTTGGATAGTTGCTGATTTGGATTCTGAACCGGCCCCTCTTGTCCATATACAATTTTCAATTCCGGTTGATAAAGTTGAATTTATGGCATTTAATTCTTTTGCAGAAAATCCATCTTTCCAAGTTTGTATTTCGTCAAAAATTAGGCCGTTTGATAGAAATACAGCACCATACATATTATTTCTTGCATCATAAATTAAATTTGCATATGTCGGTGATTCGGTATAATATCTAAAGTTAAAAACTTCTTGAAGTATCATGAAAGTTGTAGTTTTTCCAGTTCCTCTATTTGAAATTTCGATATAATTTATCTGTCTTTTTGTAATTGGAGATTTAAATAATGGGAACAATCTAGGCAGAAATAAAAATATATCATTTACTTCCATTTTTGTTGGGTCATATCCGAAAGCCTGAAGAAGAAGGGCATATGTTTGTTTTTCTGAATTAGCTATCTCGAATAATTCTTTTGCAATTTCGTAATTATTTGGTGGTTCAATTGAATAAATATCTGATATATACCAATTTTCTACTCCTTTTCTTATTTTAACAAACATGTAACTAGTTACTAAATTGTAAAAATCATCAGGATTATCAGCAATTTGGTGAGGATCAAAAGAGCCTACAAATCCATTTTGAAATCTTGCTATTATTTCATTTCCTTTAACTTTAAAATTTGTTATCTTAGAGATGAATTTTATTTCATTGAAAAATGGCAAATTAGAGTTAAAATATTGTTGATCAGTCCCACGTTTATAAGCCTTTAAAATTCCATTTTTCTTAGATTCTTCAATTTGTTTTTCACCAATTATGAGATTTAAAATTCTTTCAGTATCACGGGGATTATAAAAAAATGTATGAGATTTTACTTTATCCAAAAGACTAACTGAACTGCTCATGAAAAAAATGATAACTTATGACGTTTTAAAACTCTTCCTCAACGTTCTTTTTACTAGTCTTTTTTGTTTTTTCCGCTTTTTCACTTTCTTCTTCATCACCAAGTTCCAATTCTTCTTCTTGGACTCTATTATTATTTCTACTAGTAAATCTTACGTATTCATTAAGCAAATCTGCATATTTTTCCAGAAACTCTGAGATTAGTCTTAAATCTTCAGCATCATTAGCAGTTATTCCTATCTGCTTCCTGAAGTTATTTTGACTATGGATAGTCATACTGTATCTTACTTTTCCGTCCTGAGGAATGGCATTTAGTTGCACTACAATTCGCTTTATACCTTTGATTTTTAATATTCTAGA